GCATCGATTGGCGCGGTCTGGCGTAGGATAGTTGTCGCCACCGATCCCCCGGTGATCGCTGCCGTGCCAGTCAGCGCGGTCCCACCTGCGGTGGCCGATAGCGTGAATTGCGTCGGCTGCGGAACGGTTCGGACAAAATAATTGACTCCCTGCGTAAATCCTGTGAGTGCCGAAAATCCTGTGAGCGCGACAGGTTGATTGATTGCAAGGCCATGATTGTTACCTGTCACGAATAGGCCACTCGCAACATCTGTAATGACGCTGGCCGAATAGGTCGGCATCGTGAGCCGGAATGTGCCATTAAATGGTTTTTGCGAAAATGCCAAACGCTGAACGTCGTTAGTCAGTGCGGAGCCTGTGACGACCGTTGTGAGCGTTGCGGTGACAGCGGTCGATAGATCGGTCCAAGCGTCCTGAAAAACCGCTGGCGTAAGTTTCAGCTGCAATTCCTGCACCTCTGGCACGCTCGCCGTTCCCGCCACACGTTCATCGATGATGGCCTCGGTGTCGGGGATGAGTTGCGTAACATCTGCCGTGATTGCGCCGCGGGTCCCGGCGCTTGTGAATCGAACCGTAAAATGATTGTCGAGCGCCCCGCTGACTGTGACGCCTCCAGCCGAGACGACCGAGGTTAGCGCGTTGAGCGCATTTGCAATGTCACCCGAGGTCGCGGCGGCTTGCAGGGCGCCGGTAGTGTAGCCGTCGAATGTGAGTGAATACGTGCCGCTCGTTGGAGTCCCGGTGCGGCTACCAATGCCCAGTTTGACGGTTGCTGAGCTTTTATCGACGACAACAAATGGCTGATTGATTGCGCCCGTGGCTTCGAGGAAATACAGATTAAATGGCCCATTGTCCCCCTTAACGAATGACACGCTCCCGAGGGGAGCAAGGTTGGTCTCAGAGGCCGCGAGGCGGCGGTTGGTCAGGTCAATGAAGAGGTCGCGTGCCATTGTTGGGTCAGGTTGTCAAATTTAATGCTGAATCACAGCACCCGCTAATGCGAGAGCGATTTTGTGGGTGTGTCTTTTCGTATCTGGCAAAAAGCTCTTTTGCGTAGGTTTCGTTGTTTTGTCCCTTGGCGATGCACTGCTGGCAGGTGCCGTGGCTGGGTTTGCCACCGTAGAGGCCGAGCGCGCAGATGTTGTATTCGCGAGTTGTGGCGGTGATATGTGGGCAGGTCATGAGACGGTTAAAACAACAAATTCTTCGGTTCCGTAATCTCCTACTGGAGTATTCTGCAAGCCTATTTTATCGCCCTGCCGCACATCAAAAATTTCGCACAATTCAGGGTCAATATAGTTTGGAACATCTGCAAACCACAATTTCCCGCTTTCTTCGTTTTCTGTATAGAGCAAAGTTGCAGGATTCCCACAAGAATCGGTTCCTGTCCAAACGCACAATGAGACTCTTGTGACTTGTATTGGTCCAAGCTGGCCTCCGGTAATTGTATAACTATCCGCGAATTGGTCTCGGGAATAGTAGCCCTGTTTGGCGGGGTCAGTTATCAGGCATTGCCCGATTTCTGAACCGCATCCCAAAAATGGAGGAACTGGATGATAGACGCGCCAAATCGCATATCCATAGAATGGATTAAACCAATTATCAACAACAATCGTGCCATCTGTAAATGTTGATCCAGATTTAGGAAGAATGAAAGGGCCAGCCTCGCATTCCAATTCTATTGCGTCCGGCAAGTCCCCGGCAGAATACAGCCCGTCGTAAAAAGCTTGCGCCGGATACATGCAGCAGGCTACAGGCGCACAACAAGAGCAAGACACCTTGCCGTTTTTTAAAAGCACATTTCCGTTTTGGAGTTTGACTATAGCCATCAGTTACAATCTTCCGTGGCGAGCCATTGGACAACGCCATTGTTGCTGCCGAGCACATAGATTCCGCTCGACGGTGGCGGAGAAAATGCCGACCAAAATCCGTTTCTAAAAATCAATAGTGATTCGTTGTTTGCGCCCCCGGCAACCGATATCCACTCTGCGCCGTCCCATTGCAGCAAATCGCCAACGTTGCTGCCAGCGGCCAATTCGACCTGAAATTTGCGCTGAGTAAATGCACCCTCATTCACCTCAATTTCTGTCAAAAGGTTTTGGCGACCAGATTCGTTCGTGGCAGGAACGATCGGCGTGGCATAGTAATAATTTTCCATCAGATCGGTGGCCTTGATGGAATACGGATAGTCCTGATTGGTTGTGCCGCTCTGGCCCTGCGCCAGTGCCTGAAAATCGACTGGAGGCGTGGATGGCATTAGCCTATGAAATCAGCCGTTCTGAACGACAGCGCGAGCGCCGCGGAGCTGCCGTTGTTGTTGGTCGCCTGTATCGTGGCCGTGTAATTTGTATTTGGCGACAGCCCGCGAATGCCGAGGCTTGCATAAGCGTTGGTTTTCGTCAGGTCGCCCGTGTTGTAGGGTAGATAAATTGGCGGATTTGCGCCGACCTGATAGGTAACTCCTGTCGAGTTTTCGGGGGCGCTAAAATCGATTTTGACCAAATTGGATTGCACTAGGATTCCATTGAGAACAGGCCTCGATGGCGTCGCGTTCGTGTTGTAGAACATTCCAAAATCAAGATTCGGATTTCTTTGCGTGAAAGAAATCAGCACCTCGTCAAATTTTCCGAAATTTTTTCTCTCGACAACAACCGCAGTAGTCTGTCGCGAAAACGATCTTAATTGCGAGCTGGCATTCACCAATCCGGATTGCGTCATCCCTGCGAGGAATGGCCAGATCTCTTCGGCGGACAACCTCAAATCATACAAATCTTGCCCGCTGCTTTTTAACTGCGCGGAAATCAATTCCTGAGGCGCAACTGGGATCTCTCGATCTGTGGTTGGGAGGCAAATACTCATCAACAAATTGTAACCCTCGATCTCTCCAAGACTCTCCTTGTAGGAATACAACTGAACCTGATTGCTCGATGGATCGGATGGGTTGTAGTATTGGTTGTAAAATTCAGCGAGCGCCGAGACCGTGGCAGTCGAGGAAAATGGAACCCGAGTGCATTGACCGGTGAAATTGGCTCGACCATATGCGCTGACGCGAAACTCAACAAACCCGTCGTCGCGAGAAATTTCTTGAGGCTCTGGAAAAATGTAAATGCCATCGACAGCCGGAGCGCCATTGTCGGTCGGCATTAAATTGCCCACCTTCAGCGCCCCCCGATAGGCCGAGCCTTGCGCCTTGCGGCAGGCAAACGACCTTTCGACCCGCACGAGGCCGCTAGGATATGTCTGCACCGTGCGATTGGGCAGCGGTATGAGGTTGGTTGTGCCGTGGTATTGATATGCCATTAGTATGAAAGTGCTGTTTGCGGAAGTTTGGGTTCGATTTTCTCGACGACGGCAACCCGTATGGCCTCGACCGCAGTTCGAATGTTGTCCATGATCGTCTCCTCCAACGTGGCCGTACCGCCTTCGCCGCCTTCGCCTCCCTCTCCGCCGTCGCCTCCGGAGGCCGATGTGATGGACACAAATTCATTCTGCATCTCCACCTTAGTCTGCGCGAGTGCGGCATCGAGCGACGTTTTATCGACATCCAAGCGGGTCTGGATCGGATCCTTGCCGATGCTTGCGATCTTCGCTTCGATGTCCTTGACCGATTCTTGCTTGACATCGACCGCGACACCGACCGGCTTTTCTTCGATGCGCTTTAGCTCGGCGTTGATCGCATCAATTTTTTCTTGCGTGGTCGTCAAACCAAAAGAATCGAGGCCCAACTTTTTCATAACATCGCTGAAATGGTAGCTCGAAAGGTCCTGACCGAGGACACCCGCCATCTCCTTTAACTTGCCCTTGGTATCGTCGGTCTGCTGACCAAGTGTCTTGACGGGTTCGTCAATTTTTTTCTGCGCGATTTCGTTGAGGACGTCGCGGATGGTTTTGACCGGATGTGCTGCATCAGCCATGCGCGTGGCGTATTTTTGCGCCTCCTGCTGATTCATGCCCAACTTCTCGCGAGCCTCTTCTAATGCCGCATTGTAGGTTTTCTGCTTCTCAAGCTGCTCGGCGAGCTGAGTGTTCCCGCTCGCCTTCGCTTCGGCGATTGCCAGGTCTTCAAGCTTTTGCTCGCGCATCGCAGAGAGCGTCGCCGCTGCGGCCTCCGCTTTCTCGCGCTCTTGCTGAGTCACTCTTGCGGTAGCCTGCTCTTGCTGGGCTACCCCCTTCATGTATTCGCTAAAATACCGTCTCGCCTCGGCCTCAGCGTTGGCGTGTTCTTGCGTGACGCCCTTGGTGCTATTTTCGACCTGTTGGGTTAGCTGATTAATTTTGTCGATCTCCTGCTGAGTGTCAAAGAGCGCCGTGGATTGCGCGAGATGTTTGTCGAAGGATTCTGGGAGTGCTGCGCCGGCGGCAGTCAATTCGGCTTCCAGCAATCCAACATCGTGATACATCGCACCAAATAGCGCTTCAGAATCCGTTCGGGCATTATTGGCAAACTCCTTCATGCCTTTGATCAGAGGCGCGAATAGATTGATTTGCGGGAGCGCCTTTGCCATCGAGTCAGCAAGAGAGGCGGCGGCCTTCATGCCTATCAAATTAAAAGCGCCAACGATGTAAGTCATCGTCATGGACGATGGATCAAAAATGGTTTTGATGTAATCAACCACTGACTTGAAAGCAGCGGACAAGATGCCCCAGATTGAATTTCCGGTCTCCTTGACTTGCAATTTGATCGACTCAAAAACGAGTTCAAAAGCCGTTCCCAGATTACCAACCTTCATGGCGGCAATAGCACTCTCAAAGCCTCTCATGGCATTACCAGCCCCCACAAAAGCATCAGCGAGCTTCTGACCGAGCGATGCGGCATCGATGTTGGCGAGTCCGGTCGCGATGGCCTCGACCGCCGGGACAACCTTGGACAAGATGCCCGCGGCAAACTCAACAAATTTGCCCTGCACGACGGCCAGTTTGTCGCTGATCCCATCAAATCGGGAGCCGAGTTCAGCCATAATGGCTGGCATCACTCCGAGTTCACGCGAGGCATTGGCCAATTCTCCGTCGAGATTTGAAAAAAGTTGATTTAATGCCCCGCCGGATTTGCCAAAAATCTCCATCGATATGGCGGCGCGTTTTGCAGGGTCTTCGATATCAGCAATCGCCCGCCCAATGCGCCGGAACTGATCATCGGGAGTCAAACTTTGCAGCGAAGAAAGCGGGATCCCAAGTTCAGTCAAAGCATCAGCGGCCTTGCTCGATCCGTCAGCGGCGTCAACAAGATTCTTTTGCATCTTATTGATCAGCGGTCCGAGACTGTCGGCTCCGACTCCGGTGTTATTCATCGCTCGCTCCATGAGCAAAAGCTTGTCGGTGGCCACGCCAGTTCGTTCTGACAGGTCACTCAAGCGCCCTCCCATATCGAGAGCATCGCCGAAGCTTTGGATCGTCTTTTGCACTCCAGCAAATGCCAAGTCAATGGCGGCAGTTGCGGCTTTTGCAGCGACAGCTGCGACGCCTGCTGCGAGGCCGACATTCTTCAGGGAGAATTCAACCTTCTTTGCTCCCTGCTCGCCCTTGTCTCCCATTTCGGTCAGGTCTTTACCGAGCACATCCACTTTTGGAGCGGCAGCCGCAGATTCGCCACCGATGGCCTTGAGCCTCTTCTCCATGTTCTCGACCTGACCAATGCGCTTCATCGTCTGTTCGAGCTCAGTCATGGACAACTCGCCCGAGGTCACCTTGCTCTTGAGGTCAGTCAACTCACCTTGGATGCGTTGTAAGGTCTGTTCGAGCCCGGTGTCTTTGGCTCCAAATTCTACTGATACGTCGGCCATATTACTCTGGGAGGGTTGTCAATCGTTTTTTGAGAATGTTGCGCATTTGATTCATCATCCGCTGCACAACGATGGATTTTGCCCGATCCTGCTCAGCGGGCGTGCAAATGTTATCTGCCCACGGCGTTTGATTGGTCAACGTCACGCGAGGGTTCGCGAGGTCGTTGGAATGATCTGTGACGCTCCCGCGGCCTTGCTGTTTGACCACGTAGCTTGCCATTCCCCGAGTCGGCGATCCCTTGGTCACCCTGCGCAGTTGGCGAGCGCATTCGGCCCACCCGGCTTTGGACATCCCGACCCGCGTAATGACGCCGGAGATGTATTGCTGCAATTCGCCAGCGTTGGCGACGTTGAGCATCGTGCCTCGGGATTTCGTTCGGCCTGTGCGAGGATTTCTCGCCGCCTTGTGCAGGCTCGCAATCTGCCCGCCACTTACCTGTTGCATCCCACCCCATCTTTTTAAAAAGCCGATATTGTTTAAAATGCGCTGGACGACTTCAAAGCGTCCCGCTGAGATCAGATTTTGCAATCGTGCGCGGATCCGCTCGCTATCGACGTGAGTTGCCATTTGCTCAAGTGCCTCGGGCGTTTTTATGATCTTTCCGATGTCCTTTTCGACGCGCCCCTCGCCAGCTTTTTTGCTGACATCATCAGCACCGAATGGCTGAGTCCTGCGAGCTAATTCGACGCAAAGCAACCGAGCATTGGCGACCACTGCATCGGGAATCGTTTGTTCCCGGATGCGAGCATAGTCAGCCATGATGCTGTCGAACTTTACAGACTCGAATTTAAATTTTGCCATGCGTTCTCCATAATGGCCAGAGCGTCAACATCCGCCTTTCGGCGTTGATGCCTCCACTCGCGACGATTGCCGTTGGCGAAATCGTCGGCATGGATCATTTGAAGCCCGGCAGAGAATGGCAGCTCCTCCAAAATCTCTCGACGGCCCCAGCCGGTAATCCTCGCGAGCCTGTAGAGGTAGGCCGCGAGCCAGTTGGGGCTTGTTAGTTTTTTGCGCCGGACGCGGTTGAGACGGTATCGGCTGCCACGTAAAGCTCAAAAGCACCGTACATAACTTCGGAGAGTTCGGCGACTTGTTTTGGTCCCCCGGTCAAATTGCGCTCGGTCCAGCAATCGACCGCTTCAATGAAATCAATTTCATCGTTCACAACTTCGCGGATTTTGGCGAAGGATTCGGAATGCAAAAAAGCGAATGCGGCAGCTTTCCAGATGAGGTCTTTATCCTCTCCAAAAACATTGTTGCGTTGCATCCATGAGACAGTCAGTGCGGTCATCGGACGGAACGTCCATTTGCCGACTTGTTTTTCTCCATCCTCAACCCCGACGATGCGGAGCACATCGTCATCTTTGACGAATTCGTTGTCTTGCGGTTTTGTTTTTTTCATTTGCGTGTTTTTCCTTTCTTGCCATTGGGGCCACATCGGCCCCGCAGGCGTTCTTCTTGCCGCTTTTGGCGGCGTTGCTGCGGTGTAAGTTTTTCGCCCCTTCCTTTGTCGCCCTTGCGGCCCTTGGCACCTTTTGCAGATCGCCTCTCCCGGCCCTCCTTGCGCTTCTTGCGGCGTTCTTGAGCGCCCTCACGTCCTCGCTTGGGCGCTGATCCGCATTCCTCCCAGAAGCTCCCAGGCATTAGAGGTGACGAGCGATTTCAGCGCGGTCCTCAGGCGTGGCATCCTCGCGAACGGCGATCCGCTTGCCTTTTGCCTCGATCACGATTCGGCGCGGTGTTTGGTGAATAATATCGATCAGCGCATCGCGATTGGCCGCGTAGGCGCGTAGGTAATTGACCACATGCTCGGGCTGTTCCTTCTCGAAATCCTCGCCCCCTTTGGTCATCCACAGATGCACCTTTTCGGCTTGCAGCCCGGTGGAGTTCATCGAGTCAAACCAAAAGACGGTCGATTCTTTGCCATCCGTGCGCACGATGCGTGTGACAGGTTGCGGGTATTTTGGGCGAAAGCCTAAAGTGGCAAGTGCCGTGGCGACCTTGAGGTTCGCCGTGTAAAAAAATTCTTCTTTGTCAAGTATTGTTTCGGAGATCATTATTTATCCGGCAGGCTTTCCCCGGCCTGCCAGCGGGTGCCTACAAAATTACATTTCGGGATACTGCGTGGCCTCGATCGTCATTGTTTTGAACGAATCGGAGCCCTGTTCGTAGCTGAGCGAATCAACCACGATTTTGCCACCGCTCACGCCGCCAGAGACGGTCGAGTTCGCGAGGGTCAGGAGAGAACCAACAGCGGCAGATGCCACGCCGGTCGAACCATTGATGGCACCGGAGATCGAGATCGTGGCAGTTTTGCCGTAATACGAAACGGCAACGATGTCGCCGTCCTCGTCCATGAGTTCAGCCTTTTGAGACTGCACGGAACGAGAAAAGGAGGAGAGGATCAGCCCAGTCTCGGCATTAGCGCCGAATGACACGTTGGCGGCTGTGGAAGAGGTAATGACGGTTGCGGCCATGATTGGCCGAAATTGTCAACTGCCGAGAAGCCCAGCGTGGACAGTGATCGCCACGTTGCGCTCGAAATAGCGCTCGGATGTGGCCATGCTAACAGGCCCGTCGCGAAGGATGCCGAAAACTTTTGCGTATTGCGGACGGATCGAGTTGATCTTTTCGGCGAGAGTAAAAACGTCATGCGTCACGCACAAGACCTGCGCCCAGAGGCTTTCCAAATCTTGGGGAGTCGAATCGTCGGCCTGCACCAAAAGCGACACGGAAACCTCAAATTGATAGATCGCGGAGCCGGTGATTGATTCGCGCTGCCGCGTGGCTTTAACAAAGCAGGCTGGCAGTGCAATCGACTCGAAATTTTCCGACGATGTCACAACGAGCGAGTCGCCCATCTCGCCTTGTATCGCGAGAATAAACGCATCGGTAACGGCCTTCTCAAGCGTCTGGGTGATGCGAGCGAGCGGTTTCTTGTATGTGAGCAACAGGGCCATTATGACAAGGCTGCGGCGAGTTGAGCGCCGGTTGTCGAGACAGTAGAGGCGGATTTTAAACGAGCGCCGATGCTGCCGGATGCGGTCATTGCGGTCGTCGCCGTGTCCCAGACTGCGCCCGAAATGCTGGAAACCGCATCGTCAAGATTATCCACACCGGCACGGCCAAGAGACCACAAGGATGGAACCCATTGAAGATCGACGGATGAATCCGAGGTCTTGAAAACTGCGACATATTCGCCAGCGGTAGAGTTGTTGGAAGACAGCGTGTAGCTGTAGAGCCCATCGCCGATTTCCGTAGCGGCACCGGCGTCCACAATCAACGTTCCAGCCGGATTGCGGACATTCACGGTCACTGTCAAGCCCGTTTTTCCGATTTTTTGTGATGTAAAGAAGGCCAAAAATTTGACCGCTGTGGATAATTTTTCGATCATAGTTTTAGAAAAGAGAAAGCCGGTTGGACCACGCTCCCGTGGCACTTTGTTCGCCGGTCACATCGCCAGCGGAGTCAGTTGAGATTTTGTAGATCGTCCAGTCTGCAACGTCATCCGCGTCGCCCTCGGCAGGATAGTCATCCCACGCGAGCCTGCCGATGTTTTCGACCTTCGGCTGGGAGCCGATACCGAGGGCCTCGACTGTGAACGAGACCGATGAAATGCGCGTGGCCTCTGCACTCGGAGGATTGTTGAGAATCGTGCGAGGAGCGGCGGAAGATCGCTTGAAAAAGAGGCTCATCGGTTGATGTCTTGGAGGGTGAAGTCAACCGAGACGGCATCGGGTGCGAGGTCTGCCGAAATCACGCGGAATTTGCGTCCGTCAATCATTAGCGTGTCACCCAGCGATACCTTCTGAGTGATGGCGTCATAATGCGCCGTGATGGTCATAGCAGCATCTTCCAAAAATCCGCCTTCGCTCAACGTATTTGCGCGGCGTAATGTCGTGCGCGATGCCCCGAAAACTTGTTCGCGAAAAATAACATTGACCGGCAGATCGTCGATCATCGCCGCGAGGTCGAAGGCAAAAACGTCAAGCATCCCCATGCGATGGGGAAGCAATGTCAAAAGCGCTCAATGCGGATTTGATTTGGGTGACGGAAATCGTGATTCGGCTTGTCGGAAATGTGAATCCAACTCTCGCGAAGCGCCGATGCGAGGATTGAAGCGGATGTGTTAATCGTCAAAACCTGTTTCGCGTAGCGTATCCACGCGCACATGACTTCGATGCTTTGCAGCTCCATCATGCCATGCTCCTGTTTGCCAATTGCAACCACCGGATTGCCGATGCGATGGGCCATCAGTAGCACATCCCCAGGCGGGATCGGTGCGGCCTGGCTGTAACCGGTCGGAAAGACCAGCGTGCAATCTTTGACCATCGGCGGGACCACGATGGCAGGTGGTCGAAGCATAATTTGACGGTCGATTTCTGCGCCTTCTGGGAAGAGCCCGTAGACAAAATCGCTCCAATTTTTGCCGCTTGACTCAAAGGCCCCGAATTTGTGCGGCCAGATTTGCAAATCCAATCTGCGATCGGCCTTGATGTCGTTTCGAGGTAGCACTGGCTGGCAGTAATCGACCATCTCGAAAAGCCCATGATAGGCCGCGGCGCACTCGAAAAAGACCTCGTGGCCTTGGTCGTGAAAATGCTTCGCGATCGGCAGGCATCGTGCGACATCCCCGAGGCGCATGTGATACGCGATTACAATTTTCGACATATCGAATGAAACAAGGTCAATGATGCCTGCACAAATCCGCGAGAAGCGATGCGGTCGATAGAATCAAGGTTTTCCTCGCATTGCGGGCAGACGGGATAGCGCACACGTTGCTGAATTGTATTTCCCCTGCGGCCCTTGGTTCCGCAGATTTTGCAGGTGTATCGTCGGGATGGTGTCATCGGTAGTAGTGTTGAGGTTGTTTGCCAGCCACCCAGCCGTGGAATCCGAATGATGAGAGCGGGCCAGCGATGCCCTCTTCGGTGTTATGTTCCCACGAGAATCTGGAGGCCACGTCAACCGGCGCGTATTTGATACCGCGGTCAACAAATCGATCGTGCATGGTGCGACAGAGCCAGACGTCTCCTGGGCCGCCTTGGTAGTGAACGCCAAGAACCCTCGCGGTTTCCAAAAACCATTTGCTTTGGAGAGAGAATCCGGTGTTACCGACTCGATGGCCGGTGTGCCAAAATGCGGGCCACGGCGCACCAATCATATCGTATTCGAGCCAGCCATCGTCCCAAAGATGCGGATTGGCGATGAACCCGTCCCATGTGCAGATGAGCGCGTGAGAGGTTTTCAAAAAATCGGAAAGTCGACCGACCTCCCAGCGCATCGCCTCATCGTAGGTACAATCGGCGCCGATGAAATGCGCCTCACCGAAATCCCCAAACTCGCGCATGCGCTTGTGGAGCGCCTCCGATGTCGCCCATCGGGATCGCACGCCTTCAAATGTGATGAGTGTAACGTCTCGCGTCATGGCTTGTGGATGCTTTCAAAAAGCGCCCTAGCGCGTTCGTATTCGGCAGGATCGTTTCCGCGCTCATAGGTCGGATCAAGCTCACGCCCCTCCCAGAATGGATGATGATGAACGAAACAGATATCTCGAGCGTTTATGATGACGTCATTTTTCGCAGCACGAAATGTGAAGTCGGTGTCGGAATAGACGTTTTTGAAACGCGAGTCGAATAACCCGGCGGCCTCATAATACGGGCGCGTGAGGATCGCCATGCAAAGCAGTTCATCTTTGCGGTAGCCATCCGAAATGCGGAGCACCTGTGGTTTTTCGTAGTCGAGACGTTCGACCAACATTTCATCCCATCCCGGCGGACATTCCCAATCGTCGGAGAGTTGCACGAGGATGTCGCCGGTCGCGTGTTGCGCAGCCAGATTCCATGCGCCAACGCTGTATCCGCGCTCAGTCTGCACAACGCCGCCGAATCGTTGCAAATGCTCGGCAGTCGGGTCGTCGTGATCGACCGCAAATATGTGTTCGATCCGCTCGGGCTTGGTAGCTCGGGATAGCCACTGCGACATTGTCGATGCCGCTTGGATTGGCCGCCCGTAGGTCGCGTGAAGAAGCGAAATGCGAGGCCGTGGCGCGGCTTTGAGGATGCTTTGTTCAAGCTCAAATGCCTTTTCTCCGTTGCCCATCATGCGCTCAGCCCATGCGCGGAGTCGTGTGGCTTTCCATCCGTAGTATTCGGCTTTGTGCGTCCATTGCGGGAATTTGGGAACCTGCACCGACTCCATCCGGTCGATGATCTCAAGCGATTCTTGGGGCTTGTTGAGGTCAAGAAGGATGTTGGCCTTGAGTGCCAGAGCCTCGCGGCGTTGCGAGTCAAGCTCGATGGCTTTGTCTGCAAACGTGAGCGCCGTCTGAGCATCGCTCATGTTGGCCAAATTGATCAGTGTCTCGTAGCGGTGGACCGGATCCAGACCCTTCAGCGCGATAGCCTCAGCGCCGTAGCGGAGCGCCTTCTCGCGGTGGCCTTGGATCATGAGTTCGTAGTGCAAGTAGAATTTGAAGTGCGGCGAGAATTGATCGTTCCATAGAAGAATCCGCGTGTTGCGCTCATTGCTCGGGCGTCTCCCGAGTGGCGGTTGATGCACGATTTCGAGATCACGCCGAAGATGGATTTTGATTTCCTTGGTCGGATGCGCATTTTCGTGAACCGGCCTCCACCACCAAGCTGTTTTGTAACGGAAAAATCGCTCCCGAGGTGCACGTTTGTTTTGCTCCGGAATCACGTAATCGGTCAGAATCCAGTCACACTCGCTCGGGCAGTCGCGGAGAGCCTTGAGGTGCGGCTCGGCCATGTGCTCAGGGATGATGTCATCGCAGTCGGCCCACATCACCCAGCCGTCTTTTCCGGCCAGATCGTAGGCCACCTCGAAAGCCTGATTCCTTGCTCGCCCGAAATTGTCGAGATGCGGCCAGTTCGCGCAAAGGGGCTCGTTAAAATAGTGGCCGATGTGGCATCCGAGCTTCTTAGCAATCTTCAACGTCTCATCCGGTTTCTGCGCTCCGATTGCGCGAACGACTACGATGTCATTGCAAATTTGAAATAGCGATTTCACGCATCGCTCGATGCGTGCCTCTTCATTGCCGCAAATTAACCCTGCGACGAGGTTCGTTTTTTTGCTCATGTCTGATCTGGTCGCGATGTCAACAAAAAACCCGCCCTCTTGCAAGGGCGGGTTTTTTTGATGAACAAACCAACCAGCGATTTTTACGCGTATTGAGTCGCAATACGGATGATGCTCGAACCGTCCACAACTTTCTCGGCAACGTGCTGACGCACGCGGAGGACGTTGGAGCGGCGGGCTTCGTCGCGATAGGTCTCGGCAACGAAGGGCACCGGAGAATCAGCTCCCCAGAGGATCGTGCGTCCGAAGCCACCAGCGGCGAATTCACCACCGGAGACATAAGCCAGAGCAAGGTAGGTGTTGCTCCAGATGAACCCACCGGCATAGGCTTGGCCTTTTTTGGCGGTATTTTTGGCAGCACGACCGACGAGGATTTTGTCCACGCCGCAAGCTTGAGCCACTTCTTGCTCGCTGAGGAGGCGGCTTTGATCCGAAGGAACCACGCCGAAGAATTGGTTTTGAACCTTGGTCGAACGGCGGATGCGCTCGAACACAGGAGCGGACATCACCAGAGCGTTGGGAAGCACGCCGTATTTGGCGAGTTCTAATTTCGCAGTGGCAACGTCACCGGGGACGTCGAAGCTCGTGATGTTGGCCTCGGTGTAAGCAACGGTCGAAGTCACAACCGAGAGTCCATTGGCGGCAAAGGTTGCGCTCGCAACGCGGGTCTCGTGACCGATTTGAATTTGATTCAGGAGCATCTCAGCGATGCTGACTTCCACGTCCAAGAAGCGGGCAAGATCGCGACTCTGCGCATCGGGCAGCACTTCTTCGAGACCGTATTCGGTCGTGGTGTACGTGTCCGAAGTGAATTTGCGGGACACGCGAGGATAGGCGGAACCAGGAGCGATCTTGGTCGCGTCATCGTTGAGCGCCTCGGAGTCGCCGAGGAGAATTTTGAGGTATTCGCCAGCACGCACGTCAGCCGTGTAGAGCGGCATGACTTCAGCGCCGATGAACAGATTCTTCTTGTTGCTGCGGCCTTCGTAGACGGTTTGCGCGATATCAGCGCGGATAGTGGTGTATGCGAGTGACATAAATTTTAGAGGTTGAAATTAGGTGCGTATTCAACGACGTTGCCGTTGACTCCAGAGTTGATCGCAACTCCGAGGGTCATGGCGCTGGTGATGAGCGATCCAGCGACGAAGCCGTTAGTGATCGCAAACACGGTCGATCCAGCAGTCACAGGACCAGCCGAAACGATGCCGAATTGGGTTGGGAAAAACAACTTGACATCGCCCACGTCAGCGGCAGCAACGTCATCTTGAAGGACACCGACAGCGGTGTTCGCGGGAGATGCCGCAGCGGCGGCGTTATCGCCGGAGATTTTCACGAGCGTGTTGCCCGAGAGAGCAGACGCAAACGAGAAGGTCCGGAATGTGTTGTCGATTTGGGTGGCCATGGGAATTAGAAATTGAGTTGGTTATTGTCGCGAGCTTCGATGTAAGCGGCGGTGTGATTGCGCATCGCGAATTTGATCGCTTCAGTGCGGCTTCCGAGTTCGGAGGTCTTGGCTTCGATCACGGCGCGGAGGTCGAGTTTTTCAACAGGCGCCTCGGGCGCACTGGCTTTGACGGGAGATGCTCCAAAATTAGAGATGATCGCGTCGAGCTTGGCTTCCAGTTTGGAAACATCGGAGTTCGATTTGCACTCGCACATCTCCTCCTGCTTCTCAGGATCAGCGGCAGGCTCCTCCATTTTTTTCTTGTAATCGCCAAATGCGACTTCAAGGGCTTCCATGCGCTTCAAGAGGTCGGCGATGGAAATTTCCTTCTCGTCCTCCTTGGGTTCGATTTCAATTGTCGCGTCTTCCATTTGTTCGGAAATTTTGTCAACTGCGGAAAATGAAAAAAGCCCGGTTGGATTGGCTGCCGGAGTCTGCACGAGGTCGGCAGAATAAAGCTCCGAGCAACTGGCGAACCGCTTGCCATCTACCTCGCGAACGGGTCCAGAGAATGCGATGCTGATGCCGAAAGCATCGGGCAGTTTCTCGGCAATTTCCAAAACGTAGTCCCGCTTTTCGGCGCTTTGCAGGAGGTTTAGATCAGCGATGAGTTTGTCACCGACGATTCGAAAATTGTCACAGAATCCAACGATGTCCTTGATGCCTGCGCCGTGGTCCAAATTGACCTTGACACCCCCGGCGTAAGATTCCGCGCAGGCTTTGACCTCCTCGAGCGTTTGCGCATCAACAAAGAGCCCGTGGCCCTTCGCCTCGCCGATACTGATGATTGACACTCCTTCAATGACGTCCATGTTGGGACGCCGTGTCAAAAGGTCCGAGGGAGGCCAGGTCGCTCACTGTGCGCGATGTTTTCCCCGCGCTCACAGCCAAGTCGCTGCAGTGCCCTCACTGCTCCCCCGGAAAATCAATCGTCAAATGACCATACGATGTCGTCAAGAATTTTTTGCTCAAGCGCGGCTTGAACTGTCGCCATGATTTTAGCCTCATCATCCGGTGCGCATCCGACAATCTCAAATGACGTCGAGATTTTTTGTTTGACTCGCGAGGCGGAAAGGTGGGTGCGAGTGCCTCCGGCCTCGACAAGCGCATGGCAATCGACCCTGACATCGCGAGACGCCGATGTGACGTGACATCCGCTATTCGCGAATGACGTAGAGATTGCGATGCTCGGGCTGTGACAGGTGATCCGAAGCTTGTTGCCGCGGATGCGAACAATGACATCCTCGCGAATTGCCCCCCCGCCACCAGGCAGGTCGGTAGGCGCGACGATAACCGGCGCGACACCGACCTGCAAAAGCCCCTGTGAGCCGATGCTCAGCGGACTCGGCGAAGGCAGAAGCCCCTGCGAGGCGATGAGCAACGGCACGAGCATTAGTCGCGGGTAACGGTAGTTGAAGTTGTTCCGTCCCCGGTGATCGTCTGCGAGATCGCTCCGGCTGTGCGGCTTGATGGCGTGACGGTCAGCGCCGATCCAGATTGCAAGCCATGGATCAAATGCACCTCACTGATCTCATCGAGTTCTGGCGTCAGTTCAGTGCGCATTGCATCCGAAAAAAGTGTGATCGCCGAAGGCGCAAATGCGCCTGCCGTGATAACCGCATCTTGGAATTCGTGAATATCCGCTGCCGCGTGGTGCGAACCGGTCAGTTGAAGCGTATTGTTGGAATTGAGCGAGCGCACAACGCGGGCACCAAAGGTGTTATTCGTCGTGTGGCTTGAGAGCAATGCGCCCCAAACCGCATTCGCAATATCGCTCCCCGTCAACACCGCCGTCCCCGTGGTCGCATCGACTGGGACTCCGAGGGCCACAGACCCCGCTGGAGGAACCGCACACGTTCCCGTCAAAGCGCCGCCGATGCCATATGTGATCGCGCTCCGAACATCACTTTGCGCGGGGAAATTTGTAGCATTGTCGGGCGTGACAAGGTTGCGAGTGGCGAGGAGGTTGTTGGTTGGGACGGTTATGTATGTCTGGTCGTTGAGCGATGCGGCCCATCGCCATGAGAGGCAACCGATGGGATTGACACCAAAGGTTGTGCTGGCAACAAATGGTCCAGTGAGAAGCGTAACTTGGCCTCGGTTTGTGCCGCCGACTCCATAATTGAATTCACTGGCGTTGATTGTGCCAACGACGGTCATTGTGCCGGTAGATTGGTTGTTGCAGCCGTTGGCGTTGCTGGCTGATCCGCCAGTCGGGTTGCCGGTGACGGTTAGCGTGCCGGCAGACACGTTGTTGCAGCCGTGGGCGCCATTGCCTGGTCCGCCGGTTGGGTTGCCAGTCACAGTGAACGTGCCGGTAGATTGGTTGTTGCAGCCGAAGGCGTTGCCGCCTGATCCGCCGGTCGGGTTGCCAGTCACAGTGAACGTGCCGGTAGATTGGTTGTTGCAGCCGTAGGCGTTGCTGGCTGATCCGCCAGTCGGGTTGCCGACGAGCGTGGCGGTATTCCCGGCAGTTCCGGAAAATGTCACACAGGTCACAGTTCCAGCAAAGACATTAGCGGTTAGGGTCACCCCATTCGACAGCGTGAACGATCCGCCAGCTGTAGCTCCACCGGTCGTATCGTTACGCACCTCTGCAACGGTTGCATTGACGTTAACCGTAATCGCGAACGAATTCGACATCAGCACATCGGCATTCGTGAAAGATGGGAAGAAGTCGCCAGCCGTGCCGCTGGGCGTGGTGGCCCAGACATCCGTGGCGTTGATGTTCCCTGCCTTGCGAGCGTAGTAGGTCGCCATGACTCAGAGTCCTTTCGCTTGCAGGTATGCTTGGAGAGTAGATTGGATGGCTCCGACAGCTTGCAATGTCGCAGCATCAGCTCCAGCGAGGCTCCCAAAAACGATGGCTTTGGCTTCGGCCTCGGCGGTAATGACCTCTCCGTTTTCGATGCGGGTGGGAATCAAGCGGCAAGCGATGTTTGCATCAGTTGTTCCATCTCCGTTGTATTTGCCGTTGATGGCGAGATTGAGGCTGTAGCGGTCAAAGGATTGGCCGTCGATTTGGATTGGGTTCGTAGCGATCATAGGAGTCCTTGGGTTGCGATTGTTAATGGGTTGTTAGTGTTGAGTCCTTGGGAGGAGATTTGCAGCGCCCGTTGCAAGACTGCGACGATGATCGCAAGTTTGATCGGAGCGAGTTGGCCGAAAAGTGGCGAGATCATGAGAGCAAAATCAAAGCGTTATTTTCGGTCGGTTTTGGAAATTTTAATTCAAACGTGCCGTCAAAAACTCCGCGCTCGCCACCGAAGGCCAAGACGCAAAGCACAGCGTTGTCCTTGCTGGCATTGTAAATGATCGCGCCAGCGGCTTGGAATGAGGCTTTGTCAAGCTTGATATCGTTAAATGATACCCATGCGCTTTTGCCTGCAACTCCAGCCTTGAAGCCGCTCAGAGCGATGCCACCGGCTTTGTAGCCTTTGCCTTCGATCTCGCCGGTTGGCGTGTAACGTTGAAGTTCGGGACCAACCTTGGCATCAGCGCGGTAGAGCGCGAGCTTGTATTCGTCGGCAGATTGGTGAAGGCCGATCAGAAAAGCCTGTTTTGCAGAGAGTGCGACTCCTTGGGTAATCATTGTTTTGTTTGCGCGTAGCACACGGCGGCGCGTTGCTCAGTGTCGGGGTATTCGGTGACCATTGTTTCATCGCCCATGCAGCGTGACACAAATTCAGATTCAGATTCCCCCGGCGATGGGGTTGGCATGACAAATTCCGCGGCGAGATTGACGCCCAAGAATCTGCCGTGAGCGTCACGCGAGAAAGTCATTTGAGGCTTTCTGGAAGCGGCTTCGCGAGCCGCGATGGTCTTGACTTTAGCAGCCGCGAATCGTTGACCTGCATCCCCGCCCCAGAGTGCCCATGCGATGCGCCCAGCGCTCGGGAATCCCTTCTCGCCCGGTTGAAAACCCTGTCCCTTTTTATCAACTTCGTGACGCGAAAAATAGGAATGCATCCGCTTGATTGTGTCTTCGGAAAGATTCTTGCGATTCGAGATGTCGCGTGCCCGGGCGACTCCGACATCAGTGCCGCCACGGTTAAATTCCTTCCGCCATGCGAGACCCTTTTTGGCCTCAGCAACCATGCCCGCCGTGGGTTTGAATCCGTCTTCGAGTTCGGCTTGCACCGGCTCTGGCTCTGGCTCGATGGATTGCGCTTTGAGAATCTCATTAGCCGCCTCCTCGCTCATGCCGAAAACCGTTTTCAAGAGCACCGCGACCTGCTCCGGCGTCAGTTTTCCATCGGCCATCGCTGCGATGATACCAGCCAAAGCATCCGTGCCACCGATTCCAATCGTGTCGATAAGCGGCCCCTGCTCGATATCAACCGCGCTCTCCTTGTCGAGTTGGGACGTCGGAGCCGAATCCGAAATGCGTCCTGGTTGCAATTGGTATTCGATGCCAAGGTCGCGAATGATGGCGGCTTCTTTGGCCCGTGCGCGAATCGCCTCTTCGTAGTCCTCGCCTGCATCGGAATAAATCGTGCCTGCGGTCTTGAGGCCAGCTTTCCAGAGCGCAATATCGGCATTGGCCTCGCGCCCGTAGTCGATCGAAACTTTCGCTGGCCAGCACCATTTTCCGTCAAGTAAAAACTCGCTTTCTGGCAATAGCCCTCGGGCTTGCGCGTCAAGCAAAACAATGTTCTTGACTCGGTTGAGAAATTGCGCCTCCAGAAGCCCGCGCCAGCGCGAGAATGTGCGCTCTGCCATCGCGGCTTCGAGGCGGGCCATCGGGCCGGATTTGTCGGCATCAAATGCGAAACCGTAAGGGAGACCGACTGCCATGCAAATGTGGCTCTGCACGAGCCGCACAAATTCGCCGAAGGCGCCGCCCGGACGATCGGATTTAAACATCTCCATTTTCTCACCCGGCCCGAGATAGTTGACCGCGCCGGGCTCGATAGCCTGGAGCCTGTCGCGTTGTCCAAGGTCATTTGTGGACGATGTCGCGAAATAATCGGTAGCGTCCGCAGATCCGTTTTCGGTTAAGATCACCGAGGTCTGGTAGCTCGCATATTTGATCGCTTGAATCTCAGCTTTCAGCGCCTCTTGCAAATCGCGAGTAGCATTCAGCGCCGTGGCAAATGCAGATCGGCCGCGGTATTCATCGAGGCGAGTGGCATCGAATAAATGCACAAATTCATTGGCCGGGATGTCGGTTGGAGAAATGTATTGATTCGCTATGGTGCGAACAAAAATCTGATATGAGATAGCGCGACCGAATTCGTCGAGATTGATTCCGCCGATGTATTTGTCCGAGTCGATTGTTTGGTTGTATGGCGAGCCGATGCGGTCCGCCTCGACGGCCTGCAATTTTAGCTCCTGACCGTCGCGCACGATGATGAATCCGCAGTCGCCATCCCGAATGATGGCCATGACTGCGAGTTGGAGGAGCCTGACAAAATCATGCTTACGCATGAAATCGCACTCCCGAATCCAACGCGCCCAAAATCGCTCCACCTCAAAATCAACATCCTTATCTCCGGTTCGCGCCTGGTAGCGCAAACTCCCGGCAACGTAGGTTGCAAATTTGAGGAGGAGCGATCGGACCGGAGGGAAATTGTCTGCGAGGTCGCGAGCGGCGCGAATTAATTTGTATCGTTCCGCTGTTCCGCTGAGATCCTCAGCGCCCGAGAGGTTGCGTGCGATGCCCCGCTTGTAGCTGTCGAGCGCCGAATCAAAACGCCCAAATTCGCGAAGCCTAGCCTGCTCGATCATGCGGGTGCGGGCGGCCTTCGGGGCCACGATCGATAGGGCTCGGGTGATCAAATCCGGCTTCATGGGCGCTGGCTGGCAAATGCGGTCACAACTCGTTTAATACGCCGACCGCTCGCCGCGTCAAGGGCGGCTTGCAGTTCTTTGATGGTCTGCGAGACCTCGTTGAGATTCGCCCGAGAGAATGAGCGTCCCGCGATGCTGTAAGAAGCGCCGGCCACTGCGATGGCCTTCAGGCAGGCCACATAGTCGTTGAGCAACTCTTCAAGGGTTGCTACGGGTAGACCGAAAAAAGATTTGTTGAGCGCCACAATTTGCGCCCGTTGTCAAAAGGAGGTGAGAATCGACGTCAGATATTTGCCCCGAGACTTTGCCCCTCGAGCCCGGTCAATCATGTCCCACGCTTCGCGGGACATACTGATCGATTTTGTGATTGCCGTCCGGCCTTTGCCGGTTCCTTTTTTGCGCCCGGCACCGGGGCGCTTGCCGCCGTGTGTTTTCATAAAAAGAGGCGCGGGGATCGAACCCGCGCCGGGTGGAGGGTTAGGCGGCCGCGTAAGGTTTGATCGCTGTGAAATCCAGGGCGATGGTTCCGGGCGCTGTCTCTGAGAGATTCTTGGGATTCACCTCTTTCAAAATCGCCATTGGAATGTTGGCGATGGTTTTGAAATCAAGGATCACAAAAACACCTGCGTTGATACCGCGCACAATTTGGTTGAGGCGGTAGTTGTGAGTGGAGCCTGCGTTTTGCAGTGAGTGGAGAGTTGAAGTGCTCATAATTGGATTTTTGTTTTTTTGTTTCGTCGTCGCCGTGGTGGCTTCGATCTGGAATGACTATCTCACCAACCTTGAAAATCGTCAACATTTTTTTTCAACTTTTTTTCATGCCCCGCAAATCCGCATGAAATGGGCCTCTGCGGGAATTGACCATTTTCGCGGTGTCACGAAAATGGTCACGCCTCCCCGACAGGCAGCACACCAGCGAGCATCGCAGACGCGAGCGCGATACACTCGCAGTCCCAAAGGTGGTTGGCCCTGCCGCCTATCCTGATCCAGCGTTGCTCGACCTGTTTGGTTTTCGAATTGACGACGTCTTTTTTCATCTCCGACAGCATGTGTTTGCGATAGTCCTCCGAGACATCACGCGGCACCTCCCACGCGGGCACGGCTCCAACTTGTCGGAGTGAGGCCAACTTGTCTTTGATGCCCTCGTTGGAAAAAAAGAAATATGCACACTTCAGCCCATCGCTCCCGGCCTGCGCGGCCTCGATTTTGGAAACGAAGCGCCGAGATCGACGGCCATTCTCGACGTGGTAAAATCCGTCCTGACCAGATCCGTGTGAGGCTGTCCATCCACGGCGGGCGCACGATTCATAAACGATCGGGGTGTCGTAGCCCGCATCGACAATGACGCACCGAGGTGGCACCTGATATTGCGCGGCGATTCCGTCGAGCGTTTCCCATGTCAGAGGTCGTGATTCGTGCAGGAGCATCGATGAACCATCGGCTCTGAATGCGCGGACGAGGCACCAGAAATGATCTCGCTGTTTATCGACCGCCAAGAATCGCCTCACCTCGCCATCGATCTTCTGGCCCTCGACAAAATCAGCCTTCGCATAGTCGCCGGTCGATACCTCAGGCATGTCGCTCACTACCTCCTCGACCCAGACCTGTGCCTTTCGTTTTTGAACGAATTGTTTCAGCGGCTCCAGATTCCCGCTGCCCTTGGCCTCTTGGGCCTCGAGCCATTCACGAACGATGGTGAACCAGGGTATCCACCAGACGGCGAAGGCCGGGTATTCAAATGACCGGTGCCCCCGGACCGGATGTGGATTGAGTGCGCGGTAGCTCGCACCATTTGCAAGTTCTCGCCGGGTTGCTGCATTGTCACGATATTGCGCTTGACAGCTCGGGCATTCCATCCGCACCGAGTCTTGGACCGAGTCCCAGAGCACCTCGCCATTCTCGGCCTTGGCTACCTCGTATTGGATGTGGTCCCAAGTGTAGCGGTTCCACTCTCCACATTTGCACGTCCACCCCCACACCTCGCGGGTGCCACTCTCCCACTCGGCATCGGCCTCGTGCGTAGAGTCCCAGCCCTGCGAAACGAGAATCGTCTTGCGGTTCCATCGGTCATGGTGCCGGGCTTTAAGTTCGCGGATCATGCCACCCTTCCATCTCCAGACTTCGTCTCCGATGCAGTAGCGCATCGATTTTTCCTGCAGGTTGGTCATGTTCGCGCCGCCAGCGAAGAGGACCATGTGCGGGAAGAAGATCGTTGTCTTTCGCATTGCGTGCCGGTCTTCGGGAAACAAAGCCCGCACCGGATCGCATTCGCTGAAAATCGGAATCAATCGCGACTCCGTCCAGTCTTTCACCATGTCGTCGGTCTGGCCGACGAACAATGTCGGCCCAGGCTTCTGCCCGACGATGTAACACGCGAGCGTTTCCATTAATGTGGTCTTTCCCCCGCCCGTCGGAGCCCGAAGGCACACTTGCGTTGTCTCGTCATCCGAGGCCGCCAGAAGCGGCTCGTTGAGCCATGGCGCCACGCTCCTGTCAAAGCGTGACGCCCGGTCAGAGTTCGGGAATTTGACGTGTTCCTCTGCCCAGTCGAGGATCGACCCCTGATAGGCGAGCTTGATTCCGTCCCGGATTCCTGTGGCCAGCGGGTTCATGTCCAAAATGTCAGTTGCCGCGTCTCTCGTTTTATCCTTGCCAGCGCAGCTTGATAATAATCAGGGTCAATCTCGCAGGCGACTAACGGATGATTGCGATAATGACACGCAATCGCAATCGACCCGCTTCCCATGTGAGTGTCTAAGATTTTGTCGCCCGGCTTGGCATAATGCTCAAGAAGCCAGTTGTAGAGTGCAACTGGTTTTTGGGTTGGGTGGATGCGTTCGCCTTCAGCTAACGCCGTGCCTCGCGCATATTCAAATACTCGAAGCGCCTTGTCGAACGACGTAAAAGCCAGCTCACCATCTGCCAGTGAAAACCCGCGCTGGCCCTTGTCCCAGAACGCCCAGCCCATACTCGGCGGCAGGCGTTGAGGGTAGTAGTTCGCGCCCCAGATGATTTGATTTTTTGATACGCGGAAGAGTTTGCGGAAGTAGTCGGCATCAGGTGGGCGAGCGTCCCAGCTTTTCTTTGTCCATTGCGTCCACCCATTCTCTTGTTTTCCCGCGTGGTTTTCCGCGCCAATCCCATACGGCGGATCGACAATCGCCAGATCAAAGTGCTTGTCGGGAAACTCCCGCATGACATCCATGCAATCGGCAAGCCGCAGATCAAGAAGCGGATTCATGACATCCCAAAAAACCTTTTCAGCGCTTCAATGTTCCCCGCATGCCCAGCGCCAATCGGCCCAGGCTCGCGAACTTCATCTTCACCGTCGAAGAAGGCAATGTCCCAAGTCGTGTCAAACAATTTCCGCAGGCCGCGAGCGGTCATCGTGACGTTGCCGTCACCAGCGAATGAAGGGTTCTTTGCCACGTATTGCGCCCAGAGTTCAGACTTCTTCACGGCACTTTTTTATCATTTTATCAATCGCCTTCTTCAATACCGGCCATTCCAAGGGGTCGATGAGGATCTTGCCTTCGTTAGCATCGCTGCACTGCGATACCTCCAAGTATTCGCCACCGGCATCATCAACGATCTTAATTTCAGTCGCTCCTTCATGGAAGATCGGTTCGCCTTTTGGCAACACGGTGATTTTGGTGATTCGGGTTTCGTAGGTCATACTTTTTCTAATTCATCTCTAATTTCTGCCAAGATCGCCTGCGTCCGCTCATGCAGCTTCTTTCTCAACTCGACTTCTCCAAGCCCAGCCAATGCGCCCGAAGCATCATTGACTAACGCGGCAAGTTTGGCGCTGAAGATTGCGCCGATGCGGATGCCGGATTCTTTGACCTTCGCGATGTCTACCAACTCGCCTTTGTCTTGCGCGATCTTGATTCGGAGCCGCTCGCTTTCAAGCACGAGCTTTTGCATTCGCGCATCATTCAGCGATTGGGGAGCCTGGGCGCCGTTGGAGTTTGCGGCCAGGTAATCGTCGCGCCACTTGGTCGCGGCTTCCAGCGAATCCATCGGACATCCAAGCTGCTTCCATTTCGTCACGGCGGCGCGTGACATTCCCCATGCTCGAGCGATGGCAGCTTGACCTTCGGTGGACTTTTGACGGCTCATTCGTTAACTGGGCATTTTTTGCCTATTCATAGGAAAGTTACGAGAGTTTGTCTACC